AAATACAAATTTGCGGCTTTCTTCCACAGTCACACGCAGCAACTGGACGAAATAGTTCCGTCTCCTGTGACCCCAACCATGTTACCTTCATTCAAGGACAGCCCACGATTGATAGCATCCGGCCTGGTCGGCCGTTTTGCTAATCGATTGATTCGTACAGAACACAAGGATACTTTCCTCGCCTCGATATTGCAAGTCAAGAAGGGGTGTGTTCGTCCTAGCAAGGACATCGTCGATGCAACCGTTGCCGACGCCGTAAAGAAGTTGACCAACACCATTCCGCTTGCGGATGGTGGTTGGCTTCGTTCTTGGGCCGACATCTCGGATGCAAAGCATTTCGACGATCGTATTGAATCAATGCTCTCTGTTGCGAGTGTCAAAGCACAGCTGGTGCGGACGGTTAAAGAGGTGTTTTCGCATGCGAATTACACCAATGTAGATAGGCTAAGGCCATTCTTTCCGTCAACATCTGCTACCTTTGAGGACACTCGAACGCAAGGCGGTCAATTCCGCTCAATCTCCAAACTAGTGGCCAAGCTTGGCCTCTTCTCGCAAGTAACGAGTGGGGATAAGGCTCCTAGCCTTGTGCGTTTCCGGTCAGTGGCCGGCGAAGAGTCAATCGGGGCTCCAAAAGAAATTTATAATGCAGATCTCACTCAGCTGGAGGAGAGGTTCTTTGATTTGTACACGAACGCAAGAAAGCTCGCCATGACTGAGTCCACGAAAGTGAAGCCGGTCGGTTTGGCGGAATCTCTTAAGGTCCGTGTCATAACCAAAGGTCCCCCCCTCACAAGTTTTGTGATGAAGCCTCTGCAAAAATTCATGTGGCGCACACTGAAGAACCACTCGACCTTCCGTCTTGTGGGAGAAACCGTTAATCAATGGACGGTACAAAACGCCCTGGGTGCTAAACGCGCCCCGGGTGAAGCGTACCTTTCCGGAGATTATTCGGATGCTACGAACAAGCTCGCCCCGTGGGTCTCAGATACCATTGCTGATGCAATAGCAGAGGTGTCGGGGCTCACTCTTGAGGAGCATGTTCTCTTCCGTCGTGCGCTGACGAATCATAAATTTCAATTGGCTGATAAATCTTGGGTTCCACAACGATGGGGCCAACTTATGGGTTCTGTTGTCTCATTTCCCGTCCTCTGTATTGCTAATGCGGCTTTGTGTCGTTGGACCATTGAGCTTGCCACTGGCAAGATTCATGATCTTAACAAAACATCGCTGCTCATCAATGGAGACGACGTGGTATTTAGGACAACCGAGCTTGGTCTCAAGCTCTGGAAGCGCATCACTTCCTTTGCGGGATTACTTCCGTCTATCGGTAAGTTCTTCTTCTCGGCTGATTTTGCACAGATAAATTCTGTGAATTTCCGCCGGGTTGACGAACCCGATCACGAAAGCCTCTCCCCCTCAGGTAAGTGGCGTAAAGCTCATTTCATCCAAACCAAGTTTGTCAACCTTGGTCTCTTATATGGAATGAAGCGCTCCGGTGAGAAAGTTGGCGCCGATGCTATAGCAGACGGTGATGGCATGAAGAGTCTCGGCACACGTTGCCGAGAGTTGATCTCTTTTGCCCCCGTCGAACTGCACGAAAAGCTATTCCGTGCGTTCGTTAAGCATCATCGGCCTATCCTTGATAGTGCTAAGCGGATCCCCTGGTTTGTACCTGAAACATACGGTGGTTTCGGGTTACCGCTCGTCTCGCGTAACGTTGCCGATCCCGATTCAGGTGTGAAGCCTCTGTACATGTACGGAGGACTCACACGACTGGATCGTCAGATCTGTGCACGTCTCGCAGAGCCAAGCTGTAAGTACCAGGTGGGTCGCATGCCAAACGAAGCTGTTTGGACTGTGCACCGTGTCGTGATGTCGCGGCTACCAGCCGCTCCTGAACGTGAAACCAGTGTTTCGGTCGTTAAAGATATCCGCCACTGCGATCCTCTCTTTCGAGAAAGTGATTATCGCGTTAGCGGGCTTCGGAACGATCCTACTTCTGATCACAACAACAAACGCTTTGAAAGCGCCTACATGAGGGTGTATGGCGCGCTTTGCGTTGATTGTATGTTCACGGCCTCCAACCTTATGGAGGAATCCGACACGGCCGCTGCTCGTCTCCGTGTGTTGCGTCGTAATGAGCGCGCGTGGTCGCGCGTACCGGATGAGGGGAAGCTTCCTCCCCCTCTCTCATTCGACAGCGTCTACGGGACAGCACCGTCAAGGCCCATCGTGAGGTTCACTGTGGAATCAAGATATCAAGATTATGACAGCCCTTACTTAGGTTCTATTCGCGCACGCGAATAGACTGCGAACGAGTTAGCAGCCTACAAGCTAACCCCTTGCACAACGCCCTGTTGTGTCGTTCG